GTAGTAGCACCGGAATAACCTTCAGCGATCTTGAATGGGCTCAATGCCTCTTCACCTGCTGTTGTTGATCCGCCGGCTGAACCTGTAAAGGTATCAGAGTAGCGAACACGCAGAGTGTGGATCTGGCCAACTGGACCTGTCATTGGCTGAACGCCAACTAGTTCATTAGCGATGACCGTGGGCATCACACGTCTGATCACTGGAAGGATCACACGATTTAGGGTTGCAACGTTGCCAGCGGATGTAGCACCAGCTGTAGCACTCTCTGCCAAATACTTGCGGGTATTCTCCAGAGTAGTTGCCATAACTGTACGCTTGTTGCCTTGGAGACCTTCTAAAAGGGCGTCCTTGGTTTCCGACCAGCGTGACTCGAGTAGTTGTGACATTATAGTTCTCCTTAAACTTTTAGTCCCGCAAGCCTGCGGATGTCAAAAATTTCAGCAGTTTTTTCTTCGCTGCTGATTTGTTGTGCCTGTTGTTTGTCGCCTGTGATTTCTTTGCCTTCTGTCAATGCTTTTTTGACCGTGGCCTTGCCATCCATTACAGCTGGTAGGTATTTGCCAAATGCTTGATGTAATTTTTCCGTCTGAACTGATTCTAGTAGTTCTTTCATCACTTCACGCTTGTCGCCGTTCAATGGCCCTAGCAGCTCAGACATGGTGTCTTTGCGCTTGGCTTGATCACGTGCGATTGCGATTTCGCGATCACGACTTTCAACTAGTTTTTCTGTTTCTGCTACTATTCTGGCAGCTTCTTCCAGTTCGCTCTCTTTCTGCTTGACCACTTTGAGTAGTTTGGCTGTTTCTGATTTCTCATTGAGATGACTGGTTGCGTACTCGCTGGCGAAACTTTCAAAAATCCTGCGACCAAAATCGTTTCTGCGTGCAGCTTCAATATCTTCGCGCAGCTGAGTCATTTCTGAACGCAGTCCTTTTGAGACTGTTTCTTCTATGATCTCGGCGGATCGTGCAACAAAATCTTTTTTAACAGTTTCGAATTTGGCCTTGCTTTCGCGAACTAATTTTACTTTAGTTTCAGCAAGGTCCTTCTTGTCTGTGTGGAATTCTGCGATTTCCTTCGCCAGTGCATCCACGATAAAAGATTCTAGTTTTGCTACATTGCCTGCCACTGATTTACGATCTTCGTGTAGTTCTGCGATCTCTTTGCGGAGATTGTTAAGCACGAAAGATTCCATTGTTTTAGAATCGTCTTTCATTTTCTTAACATATTTGGCACGTGCTTCGATCAGTCCTTGGCGATCTTCTGCCAGCTCTCCTAGCTCTGCCTGTAGGCGATCAGCTAGCATGGCTTCGACGGCTTCCACCATCGCAGACTTGTCATGCTCATACTTTTGTGCGAATTCTTCACGTAGATCTGTGGTGATCTGGTCACGGTTTTCTTGAACACGTTGTTGCCAAGCGGATTCAATTTCCGATTTTACTTCTTCGGAAATCACATTGTTCTCGAACAATTGTTTAACGATGTCTAGCATGTGATTCTCCTTTTATCTGAGTCCAGCGATGATTCGCTTGAGACTCTCTGCTAAGTATTTTTGTGCCTTTGGGTCGCCTTGGACTTCTTGTGCTATTTTATATGCCTGGAATCCACCTGTGTTGTTCATCAAGTGTTCATAAACCGCTGTTGGGTAAGCTCCCGGGGCGGAAGGTTGTGCTACTATGTCAACTGTGATAATCTCAAATCCCTGCACGTTACCACTTCCGTCAACTTCGCCGGAACCTCTGCTTGATACACCCAACTTTACTCCCGACTCCAACATGGTTTGTACTAATTGACCCATTGGAGTGGGAATAATTTTAAGTTTTCCGTAGCCGTTAGGACCATCCATCCACATCTTGGTAATCATATGACTAACTCGATCTAGATTGATTTTCAAATCCTGCGGGTGATCTAGCTCTCCGCAAACTGAATATCCGCCAGAGATCTGTTCGTTGAGCGTCTTGACAGCCCTGCCAATCTCTTGAGAAGAATAAACACGCTGATTTGCATTTCGGATGTCGCCTTGTATGCAAATGCCGTTTAGATGCAGCGACTTTTTACCGTCGCTGCTTTCATCTCGCTCCAGAACAATCTTAGCCTGGTCAAAACTCAAATGTTCGCTAAGTGCTGTTTTCACTGTCACGTCCTATTATCTACGACCACGGAAAAGGCTTTGCTTGTTGTCAGCTGATTCTTTGGCACCAGCTTTCTCAGCACCATGTCCTGGCTCTTTCTTGCTGAACGCACTGCCAGCTTTGCCGCCTGGAACATTGATGTTGCCAGCATTATCTTCTTTAGGGGTTGGCGCAGCTAGACCGCCTTTAGTACCTTCGCTTTTGCTTTCGCCGCCGGCTACGATGTTAGTTGTGGTTCCACCCATATCATTCTTACCTGCTACGATAGATTTGGTGTTTGCACCGTTGTCACCCATCTTTGCTGTGGGGACTTTTTCAACATATTCACGCACGGTTTCTAGATCAAAATCGTCTTTCATGTCGTCGCCCATGTCGTCGCCCTTCATAGCATCGAATTTAGCCTGTAGCTCGTCAACGATGGCATCTAGATCTTGGAAAAGCTCTTCTGGCTCTTTTTCTCCCATATCTTCTTCGTCATCTTCGCCGGCGTCCATTTCGCCTTCTAAATCGTCTGTGGGATCACCGCCCATCATATCTTCTTCATCATCAGCTTCGATAGCGATATCTTCGAATTCTTCGTCTACTTGGTCTTCTTCTGCGTCTTCATCTTTGGCAGCTTCATCCATTTCTTCGTCTTCGTCTTCGTCTTCATCATCCATTTCTGCTTCGATGAGACCTTCGTAGATTTCGCGTGATTTAGCTACCACATACTCGTGGAATAGTTCTTCGGCTTTCGCTTGATCGTCGTTTACCAGATGCTCAAGCATCTGCTCTAAAATTTGTTTATCGGCCATGTCGTGTTCTCCTTAGATGGTTAGGCTGTCGTTTTATTTACAAAAAAGATTACAAATCAATGTTAAATGGTAGTTTTTTGATTGATTTCGTTGGAATATATAGTACCTTGGAATCTCGTTTCAAAATCTTCAAAGGTAAAATGCTGTAGATTTGGTAAGTTCCTTAGTTTATCCGGAATGAAGGCAGCATGTTCTGCTACTCGGAAAAAATTAATGCTTCTGTATTCTTTGATGGTTTTTTCAGTTTGATTCAGCCAATTACCAAAAAAAGTGGCTGAGTCTGAGCTTTTTTTATAGTTAAAAGTATCGGCGTAGACGTTGTTGAATCTACCATCGTGGCCTTGATAATCGAAACCAAATATGTAGATATTCTTGTGTCCTTGGGTGCATGCGAACCACAGAGCAGTGGGTCCTGAACTCCATCCTTTGTGCGGGGCGAAAAAATTCACTCCGGATTTGGAGATGATTCCTTTGTTGGGATTGGTCCAGACCTGATGTGTTTTTTGATAGCCTGCTGATACGATCTCGTTGACCATTTTCACATCAACGGCCACTAGGAAGTCGGGATTAAATTCGCGGTAGATCGCATTACAGCCTATGATAGTGCCACGTCCTCTGAGCTGTTCCGGATTTAATCGCAGTCTGCTCTTGCCGTTGCCTAGTACAAATGCGAAATTATTCTGCTGCTGCGGCTTCTGCTGGTGGTTGGCCATACATCTGTCTAACAAATGAAAGTTCCGAATCTCGCTCCAACTCGTGTGCTTCGCTCTGCATGCGCAGCTGATTGATCTGCCTAAGTGTCAACCTAACCTTTCTGCTATCGTTTTTCTTGATCACAGACTTGTCTCGCTGCGCATCGTATCTACGATCTTTGGCGAAATCATTGTTTTTTTCGTTGAAATAAAAGAACTCATTAAGCAGCATCTTGTATTTATCAAACTAGGCTGCGGGCGCAGCTGGAGCCGCTTCTGCACCTGCACCTGTTTCTGCAGCAGCAGCCATGTCTGGCGGTGCTTCTGCTGTTTGTGCGCCCGCATCAGCGGATATCGCTCCTGGTGTGATGCCAGCTGAACGCAGTTCACCTGCAGCATCTGCGGATGGCTGCAGTTTAGCACCGTTCTCTTCTTGCCACAGGCGTTCGTTTTATGTGATCTCTTATTGGCTTAGTCCCAGGAATCTCTTGAGCACAAAACGTTTGCTCATATACGGAACTTCTTGCAGGGCAGTGAAACTCTGTATGCGAGCATTGTCCAGTTCGCTCTGTCTATATGCAGCAAAGTTCTGCGGATTATTGAATTTAAGTTCGAATATGCCGTTGTCTATGTTGACGCCGTTGTCGTTGAGCCACAGTTTGAATTCTAGATCAAAGGTTTCAACGATGCTGTTCTGCAGTCTCTTGCAGTATTCGTTGAATCTCAACTCTTGGATGTAGGCTGTTCCGACTTTTCCATCTGCGATCGTGTTGGCAGCTTCTTCAATTCCCGTAGGCAGATAAGCAGCAGGAATACGTAGAGCCCTAAAAAGCTTGTTAGTAAAAAAGCGAAGATCAGTGATTTCTCCAAGATTGGTACCTCCTGGTAGTGTTTCTACTTTAGAGCCGCGACCCTCCGCGGTCTGCGGAAAGAAGTAATCTTCGTTGGTACTCAGCGGATTATAACTGGCATCTATGACATTCGCAGAACCGCCGGTGGCTGAGGGAATACGGCGCTGTTGGATTTCGTTTTTAACACGTTCAACAAAGCTCATGGCCATGTGTGCGGGCATGTTGCCTACATCAACATAAAATATCCTGCGCTCAGGAGCACGTTGTATACGATAGATGATGATAGCATCTTCCAGCAGTTCTTTCTGTTTGTAGACTTTGAACACTGATTCTAAGATGCTGTTACCAAATGGATAGTTGTTGTCCAGACCTTCTGAGA